AAATCTTTTGAAATAAAACATTAGTATTGCGAATGGGAGTAACATCGCGTGTTTCTGTATTTAAAATGTGAAAGTGTTTAGGATCTCCTGCGTCAGACCACGTCAATTCATATTGAGTACCAAGATACGTTATATTGTCTTGTGTGCTTTTAGTATGATAGTGACCTGAATAAACTGCTTCATACCTATCAAACATCTTCTTATCCATTCCATGCGATTTAATATTAGCACCTGCCATGTATTGGAAACCTCCAAGCTCTAAGTGGCCCATAAGAATAGGTGCTGCGGCTGTATTAATAAACTGAATACACTTGTCTTCATTCTCTTTACACATCCATGGAAGCAGCGCTATGTCTAATCCATCGTAATTTACAATAGTTGGATCCATATGTATATGTATACGGTCAGAATACTGCGCTAATATCGTTTGAATCGAATTTAACTCATTCGTGTTTTTATAATATACATCGTGATTGCCAGGAATAATATCCATTTGCATATCATATTCATACAACTTCGAAATAAAACACTTATAGTTATGTTCTAAGACTTTATAGTTGACGTATTTACGATGTTCGAAATAGTCACCTAAGTGTAAGATACGCTTAACCCCATTCTCTAATAGATAGGGAAAAAATATTTCATCATAAAATTTGGCCGAATAATCTAAAAAGATATCTGAGCCGTTTTTGACACCCGCATGAGTGTCATTCAATATCGCTATTTGCATAATTTATTTTTTAGGAAAATCTTCAATAGGCGTTTCGTTTTTTTCAAAATGCTTTAAAAACTTTTCTAATCCGCCAACTACTTTTTTCTTAGATCGCTTATTACGTTGTTTAAGTTCTTTACCGTATTCTTTAATTTTATTATCACGCTCACGAATTTTCTGTGATTTAAATCTTACACGATCTACGATACCACTTGGATCTGGATGATCGCCAATATCCATAAACGCTTCTGCACCAGCAAAGTCCATATATTTTTCTTTAATGTCTTGTTGTTTCTTTTCTTTTGCTATACGGCGCAAAAACGCGAAATATGTTATTTGCGTAAAATATGCAAATGCATTAGGTAATCCAGTACGTGTTGCTTTCTTTTCTTTTGCTATACGGCGCAAAAACGCGAAATATGTTATTTGCGTAAAATATGCAAATGCATTAGGTAATCCAGTACGTGTTGCTTTCTTAACATCATAGTTCATAATGGCCTTAATACAATTTTCAACCGCGTCCATAACCATTTCTTCGCGATAAGTATAACCAACAAAGTTTGGTTTATGCGATAAGCCTTCAGCAATTTTTAAAAAACACGATCCAATATATTCTGTAATTCTTGGCTCATCTTGCATTTTTTCTCTTGCCTCATTCACCGACATAACATAATCTACTACCGATTGAGAAAATTGCTTGTTGTTAACATAATGTGGTTTTTCTCTTGGCTTCTTTTTTGGTGTTTTCTTTTCCATAATTAAGTATCTATTATATAATATGTTTCATTATTAGTACATCATTTAAATGTACTTTTATCATTTTTTTGGTGTACAACTATTATAACTATTGGTATAATAAATAAGTACAAACAAAGAAAAGCAAGGCTCTTCAATTATTTTTAAATTTGTTTCTCCATTCCATGTGAATGTCAGAGGTTGTTTGATATCCTTTATCACTTTTCAATTCGGTGCTATCATCAATACCTTTGTCAACCTTCCACTCCTCACCTTCGTAATCATCCATTAAATCTTGATTATCAACTTGAGGTTTATTATTCCCAAACAACAATTTATCTATCTCACCTTCACTTAGAATATTTCGAAGTTTTTGATATATGAAATATTTGTGATAATGTAATTTAAGTTCAAACGGCGTTTCAGTAAAACCTATGATCTTATCTCCAGACAGTTGAACTAATTCGTCTTCTTCGGTGTCTAGCCACGGAAGCATATAGGTTCTTTCGTCAACATCGCTAAATTTAAGCTGCAATGGCGCGGCGATGTGCAAAATATTATTATCGCTGTCGGTGTCAATATTTTCTGCGATGAGATATGTGCCGTCTACTAGTCTAAAACTGCAAATGTCTATATCGGCTAAAAGTGCTTTTAATGCTTCTGATGGAATATGTGTCATAATGGTACCTCGTGTATCTTGTGGTTAAACTTCTCTTTTGCGTATATTTTTACCCGCTCGATAGCATGATTTAAAGTATAGTTCTTTCGCTTTTTCCACGAAAGATCATCTGCTAGATCATAAATAGTAGTGCCCTGTCCATCTTCGGTTTTTCTCAAACCTCTTCCGATAGATTGAAGAACTCTTATTTGTGATTTTGTAGGTGAAGCAAACATTATATTATGCAGGTTAATTATATTTATACCTGTGCTGAAGGTACCTACACTCGCCACGATAATTGCGTTCTTTTCTTTTTCTGTAATTTCACGTATACGTTCACGCTCTTCTGCATTCACAGCACCGGACACGAAGAAAACTTTTCGGCCGGTACCCTTTAATCTTTCAACAAACATGTCGTACAAAGGCTTACCATGTTTTTGCACAAGGTTATATAATACTAATGAATTACCTTCCTGATCACACGTAAGATTTACAATAAATCGATTTCTTTTTTCGTGACTTACTATATGATCTATTTCATCCTGGTATTTAAGACTTTTACACAACTTCTTTTCTTCATCAGAATATTTTAATACTAAGCACTGTACCGTAAGCTGCGCCAATGTGTCAGAATCAATTAACTCTTTCGTTGTAGTAACTTTATATGTAGGACCAAAGTTTCCTTCTAACGTCATTTGATTTGAAATAGCACCATCCAACGTGCCCGTAGTTCCTATACGCATGTATGCTTCTGTTAATCGATTCATAATCGTAGTTAATGACTTTGCTTTAAAGGTGTGTGCTTCGTCACCAATAACAAATCCGTATTGTTTAAACCAACTCTGTGGTAGTCGAATTGCGCTTTGCCATGTAGTAATAACTACCGATTGTTCAAAGTCGAGTTTTTCTTTACCTGAATAAATTCTATGCACGTCTAATTCAACGTCAAATGTATCGTCTTCACCAGAATAATCTGCAAAGTCTTTATACATTTGTTCAACTAATGATGTAGTCGGTACAACAATCAATGCTCTAAAGTCAACATCGTTCTCAAGAAAATATCTTAAAAGCATATATATGATTAAAGACTTTCCTGAACCTGTAGGCGATATTAAAATACATCTACTATTTTGCGCAGCGTGTATAAAAGCATCTAGCTGATAATCACGAGGATTAATCTTCTTACCTTTTAGCGTAATATTTAAACTACTTATAAATTTTTCTAAATCTACTTTTTCGTCTATTTCGTTTTTTAAAGAACTATCTATGTTTAAGTCGTATCCACGCTCATAACAAAATTCAGCGACTCGCTTTAGTAAACCATAAGGAATCGTTTGTGATCGAGAATCGTATAAACGTATTTTTCCATCCCATATTTTATTACGGTATGCAGGCATAAATTTATATCCTTCAGCGTAAAACGTAAAGTATTCTGATAACTCCATTAGTACTCCACTATCATCACAGCGAAGCAACACTTTAGCTTCATCTTTCTTTATTGCAGTAATCATTACATACCAGAAGTAAACTTTTTAAAGTCTAAAATATTTTTCACGTGTGTATGACGCCAACGAATGTTACCCATGATTTCTTCAAGAGTATCAATAATTGTTTTCTGATAATCAATTTGCGCTCGAATACGCACCATATCTTCATCAGTTGAGTAATACATATCCATATCGCTTTTTAATGGTTTAGTCATACCATCGAATGGATCATACTTCCATTTTCGGTTGTCCATATCTTCTTGCGACATCTTACCATTATAATAAAGCCACTTATCTTTTTTCATGGATTCTTGCTCCATTTCTTTTTTCTTTAGCATAAGCTTAGCCATTGAAAAAAGTTCAAGGTATTTGGCGTGTAATTTAGAAGACTTTAAAGTTTCTTCGTCGAGGCAAACATCATCGATGACTGCATCCTTCTTCCACATCTCTAGGATTTGTTCCAAGTTAATCATAATATAAATTTATTTATAGTTATTTAATTATAGCAAACTCATTATATCTAAAGGTAACGTCTGCTTGCAAATACTCAACATCTGTAGACTGCACATTAAACTCAACA